AGCGAGGGGACGCGATAACGCGAAAGGCCGAGCGGCTCGCAAAACTCCATCCCGAGGCCCCCGCGCAAACGCTCGCAAGGCGACTCGTAAAGGAAAGTAACGGGGCGATCACGCTGCACCAGGCACGCATGCGGATGCAGCGGCAGTTCGGGCAACACGGCAAGAAGAACCGCAAGACGCAGAAGCCTACGGTCCCGCGTCCCCCGCGAGAAGCCGGCGAGATCCTCGCCATGCCGAAGTCGATGGCTCAGCCGTGGACGCCGTACGTCCTGAAGGTCACCGGCCCAATCGGCATCCTGTCCGACGTGCATGTGCCGTATCACTCTGAGGTCGCCGTGGCTGCCGCGGTCGGCCACCTGAAGGACCAGAACCTGTCGGGCTTGTTGCTCAACGGCGACATCGCGGACTTCTACGCCATCAGCCGGTACATGAAAGACCCGGCCTACCGGGACTTCAAAGGCGAGCTCGAGGCGGTGCGTGGGTTCCTGGGCTGGCTGCGGCAGGAGTTCCCCGACATCCCGATCGTCTACAAGACCGGCAACCATGAGGACCGGTGGCAGCACTGGCTTTGGCAGCACGCCGCCGAGATCAGCGACGACCGACGCATGAGCCTGACGGCGTGGCTCGACCTAGACAAACTCGACATCGAACTCGTCGATGATCAGCGGCCGGTCATGCTAGGGAAGTTGCCAGTGCTGCACGGCCACGAGCTGCCGAAGGGCATGGCGGCTCCGGTCAACGTCGCTCGCGGTGCGTGGATGCGGACGCTCTCGACGTGCCTGGTGGGACATTCGCACCGGACCAGCAACCACGCCGAGTCGGACATGTGGCACCACGAAACGGCGTGTTGGAGCACGGGATGCCTGTGCGACCTGCGTCCCGACTACGCGGTCATCAACCGATGGAACCATGGGTTCGCCGTTGCCACCGTCCACGACGGCGGGGCGTTCGACGTGCAGAACTATCGGGTGATGAAGGACGGCACGGTGCGGACTGCTTGACCACGGGCATAGGCTGCGGACTCACCCCGAGGAACCAAGCATGACGACCACGACACTCGAAGAATCCAACGCCGCACTACGGGCAGCCGTCCGCGAGCGGCTCGACGCCACGCCAAAGGATGACCACAAGATGGCGGGATACCAGCCGTTGACGGAACCTCGGCACATCGCCGCAAGTACCGAGGAAACGCAAGACGCGGCGACGATGAATGCCGCAGCGAAGCACGTCGAAGCCGCCCGCGAGTTCTACGCGCTACGTGGCGACTCGGTCCTGAGCGACACCTACGCCGAGTGGGAACCAGGGTTCCAGCCCGTCTCGCCGGCTGAGCAGACGCTACGGGACGCGATCGCCACGATCCGAGACCGGCACGGCAAGTACGGGCCACCTACGGAGCACTTCGCTAGGACGGCGTCGCTGGTGAACGCGGCGTTCGGCACGACGTTCACGCCCGCCGACTGGGCTCTCGTCATGGTCCTGGACAAGATCGCCCGCCAGCTGGGCACGGGCCAAGCCACCGACGACGCTGCTATCGACATCGCGGGCTACGCGGCCTGCCACCAGGAGTGCCGTCGTGCCTGAGCCCCTCGCCGACGCCTACCTCCAGCAGTGCGAGCAGGACGCCCGCCGGTTCAGCGGTGCGTACACGGGCACCTCGGGCACGCTTGCGGCCCACGTCATGCGGCTGCTGGCCGAGGTCCGCCGGCTGCAGGTGGCAGCGGCTCAACAGGTCGAGCGGCCCTGCCTGTGCAAGATTCGCGGAGACTGACCGGGCGGCGGGTTGAGTGCGATGACGTGTCCTCCTCCACGGCGTTGCCTCCCCGCTTGCTCGGTCACGCCGCCGGTCTACCCCCATCCTTCGGCGGCCCTACGAGGTCCAGCGGTGGCAGGAAGTCGAGCCCCCTGTGCGTCTCCGTGATCCGCGGATCGAGGTAGTGTCCACGGGTCATCGCCGGATCGGCGTGGCCCAGGTGTGCCGTGGCGTCCCCACCGGCAGCGGCGACGTAGGAGGCCGAGGATTTGCGAATCGCGTGAAACGCCCTGGAGGGCACGCCTGCCGTCTGGCAGAGCAGACGCATGGATGCGTAGTGCGACAGCGGATGGCCCGTCCTGGGCCACACTAAGGCGTCTGGCGGGCCTCGCCGGGTTTCCAGCTCAGCGGACAGGGCAGCGGTGATCGGGGCAACAAGGTCACGCTCCTTCCCCTTGCGGGTCTCGGCGAGGAATACGAGTCGTCCCTGCGACGTGTCCACTTCGCGCCACCGCAGGTCGAGCAGGGCACCTATCCGCTCGCCTGTCTGCCATGCGGCCTGGAGGAGCGTGCTCCACCACCAAGCCGACGGCACGCCGGACATTGCCCCTCGGCGGGCTTTGGCGGCTCGGACCAGGCGGCTCATTTCGTCCAGCGTGTAGGCGGTCGGCGTCCGCTTCACCCGCTTCTGGCGTGGCAGTCCCGGCCATTCGCCGGGGTGCAACTTCTTTTTGCAGGCCCAGGTCCAGATCGCCAGCAACTGGCTGCGGTCCTTGGCCACGGTGTGCGGGCTGACCACGCGCCCCCGGCAGGGGTTGGTCGCCCGCCACCGCAGGAACTTGGACACGGCCACGTCCTCCAGATCCGTAATCAGCGGCTCGCGGCCGAGGAACTCTGCGAACTTGTCGATCGTGTGCGAATAGAGCGTCATCGACCGATCGGACAGATTCATGAGCAATCCGTACCGCTCCAGCAGTTCTCGCATCGTCATCGGGCACCTCCTTCCCCCATAGTGTACAGATGTTTAACGGAGCCCTCTCCGTTGAAACTTCCCCGCCAGTCGATCCTACGGAGGGTCGGCTGGCCGGGGCAAGTTGGGAGGATTGAAGGTGCCGACGGTTTGATTTGCACGGACAGAACGATACGATTGGAGACATGATCGCCATGGCCAGCCCTTTCGCCGACTACTTCACCGTCCGCCAGACCATGCGGGCCATTGATGCCCTTGCGCCCAGCACGGTGACGCGGCTCGTCTACGACGAGGATCGCCCAAGGCCAGAAGGCAAACGTCTGGCCGGCAAGCTGATCGAGGGACACGGCTGGATGATCCAGAAAAAGAGCGTGTCCAAGTACCTTGAAGAGCAGGCCGCCAAGCAGCCCGGCGTCGGCTACCCTCGGGGAAGAAGCCGCAAGGCAGACAAGGCCAAGGTCGTCGCCAAGGCCAAGCGGTCCCGCAAAGTCCCCCGAGCCTGACGGATTTTTTGGAAATCCGCATTTCCCCCGGTGTTTAGCCCTATTGCATATGCACCGGTCTGCCGATATCATGGGGGCATGCGAGCGAATGAGACTCGCAGGACGCCAACCGTGGGACGAACGATGAAGCACCTGCGAACGATCACCGACATGCAGCCTGGCGAGTGCCGCTGGGTCGGCCGGCAAGACCTGCACGTCTACTGCCACGGCAGCGAGGTAGGCGGCAAGTACCGCCCCGACGTGCGTGTCTACAAGCTCTGGACCATCGACAGCATCGGCAGCGTGTGGGACGCGGCCGGCTGGGCCACGGCGGCAGAAGTCGCCACCCTCGTCGCAAAGGAGACGGCAAATGACCGGTGACCTTCACGCACTCGCCACGCTCGGATGCCAGTTCGTGCAGCTGGCCAGCAACGGAAAGCGGCCCCTCGGCAACGCCTGGCACACGCTCGCCTCGAGCGTCGCAGACGTGATCGACGGGTGGCTGTCCGCCGGCAGCAACCTCGGGCTGCTGCTCGGCACTGGCAACATCATCGACGTGGAGTATGACGATGAGGTCGGCCGGCTGGCACTGGCCAGGATGGGCCTGCTGGACATCCGGACGCCGACCTGGGCCAGCGGCAGGGGCGAACACCGGCTGTTTAGGCTGGACGCTACGCTGCCGCTGATGGGCTGGAAGAAGGTTGGCGGGGCCGAGATCCGCATCGGCGGCAAGCCGGCCCAAAGCGTCCTGCCGCCCTCGATGCACCCAACAGGCTCGGCCTACCGCTGGCTGGTCAGCCCGTGCGACGTAGCACCGGCCTCGGTTTCGCTCCGCATGCTCGGGCTGGAGGGCTGACCATGCACCGGATTTCAAACCTCATGCCCGCACTCGTCCTTGTCCGCATTGGCCAAGAGCTCGGCACCGACTCGCCGGCTGCTCGAGCCGTTCACGACCTTCTGGAACTGCTGGCCAGCGTGGCCGGCGTACTTGCCCGTTGACGTATGCACCGATATCCGTATACATATGCACCGCACGCACGATATCCAAACTGGACTGCTTGACTCCGAACTGTTCGCCCGTACACTAACCCGCCACACGAAGGAGACCCCCACCATGGACCCGCATCACAACGAGTACGTCGCCGCCGTCGCCGGCATGCCCGAGCACACCGTATCCGGCGGCACGACCCGGCTCATCGACGGCAAGCTGGTCACGACCTACGCGGTCGGCGACCGCATCAAGTGGCTCGACAAGGGCCGCACGCTGGCGGGCGTCGTGGTCGAGGTGCTGACCGAGGACACCTACCACGTTCGGCGGCATGTCCCTGACCGGGGCAACGAGCACCACGCGGTGACGGCCGGGCAGATCGTGCCGTTCTGACCTCACGCACAAGGACCGTCGCCTGGTGGAACCAGACGGCGGAAGGAGCCCGGTGGAACCGGGGTAGCAGGGACGCAACGACACCCCGCCGAGCAGGACGCGGAGCGGGTTTTTGACAGAAAACCAACCCAGTTTTTTCGCGAAAGGACATGACAGATGACCACGGAAATGAGCACGCAACGGGCCGGCGGCTTGGCCCTGCAATCGTTCGACGACGCATTCCGTTTCGCCAAGATGGTCGCGGCGTCGGACTTCCCGCCCAAGGACTTCAAGGGCAAGCCTGAGTCCTGCTTGCTGGCGATTCAGCACGGCAGCGAAGTCGGGCTTTCGCCGATGCAGTCGCTCCAGTCGATCGCCGTGATCAACGGCAGGCCGACGATCTGGGGCGACGCCGCGCTCGCCCTGGTGCAGTCGAGCTCGCAGTGCCTCTACGTCCGCGAGTACACCGAGGGCGACGGCGACAGCCTGACCGCCGTCTGTGAGGTCCAGCGGCGTGGCTACCCGCAGCCGACGGTCGCCAAGTTCAGCGTCGCCGACGCCAAGAAGGCGGGGCTGTGGGGCAAGTCGGGCCCGTGGTCCCAGTACCCGAGCCGCATGCTGGCCCTGCGAGCACGGGGCTTTGCGTTGCGAAACGCATTCGCCGACGCCCTGCGTGGCCTTGTGACGGCCGAGGAGGCTCAGGACTACCAGACGCCGGCTGTCAGCGAGCCGACGCCCAGCGTAGTCAAGGTGACGGCAGCGGCAGCGGCCCCCGCCGTGCCCGAGGATCCGATGGGCAAGGCCCGCCTGGCGATCAGCAGGGCCACGACGTTCGAGATGCTCGATGCCCACCGCAGCCTTGTGGACAAGCGGCACGGAGATGGCGTGTTCACCGACGCCCAGAAGTCGGAACTGGTGGATCTGATCCACCACCAGGCCGAGAGGCTGATCGGCGAGGACAAGGGCCAGGAGTTCGCCCACGAGGCCGCTGAGCATGAGGTGACCGCATGACACCGCAATCCGTCATCGACTACCTGCGGGGCGCCGGCCAGGACGCCATGGCCGACACCGTCGCAAGGCTGCGGGACGACGCGATGCGATTCCAGCTGCGGGCAGAGGCGAACCTCCGAGACTACTACGAGTTGAGGGACAAGCACGAGCCGCGGGCACCGACGCCATCGTGCTGGAAAAACAACTGGACAGGGGACTGAGACACCGGCCCACCATGGCCGCAGCGGCTGCATTCATCGGCCGCATTGGTCGCCTTGCGGGAGTGGCGAGTAACCACCGCAGTCGCCGCCGACTCCACGGTGAGGCGACCGAGCCCGGCGTAACCGGGCAAATACACGAAAGGATGCGTGATGAACCACTACGGCATCGAAGACACCCCCGGCCCGCTCTTCGCCCAGCCTGCCCCTGCCGTTCGCGGCTCGGTCACCTCGGCCGCGGCAGCCGACTCGCTGACGCCGGCCACGCTCAACGCACTCCAGAAGCGGGTGCTCGACTTCATCTCGCGAAGGCCCAGCGGTGCCACTGACGAGGAAATCGCGAACGAACTCGAGATGAACCCGTCCACCGTGCGACCACGGCGGATCGAGCTGGCACGACGCGGCATGATCGTCGAGAGCGGCAGCACCAGGCGGACCGCGAGCGGACGCATGGCGGTGGTTTGGAGGGTGAAGTGATGACGCGCACGCTGCGGAGCAAGAAGTTGCGGGCCGCGCTGTGGCGGATGACAGACGGCAAGTGCGCAATCTGTGGTTGCGAGCTTCCCGACATGTGGCACGCAGACCACATCGTTGCTTGGGTGAAGTGCAGGCAAACAAATGTCCACGAAATGCAGCCTGCTTGTCGCATGTGCAATCTAAAGAAAGGGGCTAAGTGATGAATCTTCGAGCGCATCAAAAGTCCTTGCGGGTGATCCTGCAAGGGCTAGATTCGGCAGACCTGCCGGCCGACATCCTTGTTGACGTGGTTCCTGGCGGCGGCAAATCCATGCTGCCAGGCTTGCTTTGCGAGCGGTTCCCCCAGCACCGGCTTGCGTGGTTTGTGCCACGCCTTTCACTCGCTCGGCAAGCGGCCATTGGCATGCTCAAGGACTTCGGCGTTGAGATTCGCGAAAGCGGCAACGACACCAATCCAAGCCGAGGAACTCGGGGCTTTGTTGCGACGCATGCCGCTCTGACTACGGATTCAAGCCTGTGGCGTCAGGAGCTTTCAAGGCATCCGTACCTCCTCGTTATCGACGAGTTGCATCACGCTAAGTTGACGCGAAGCGGTGAGGACAATGCGCTGGCAAAGGCGGTTGCGCGTCTTCCGTATTACGTGCGGCTCTGCATGACCGGCACGCTTGAGACGAACGACAACACGCTGATCTACAACGTGCCTTACTCAGGCACCGCTCGCGGTTACGAGCTTGACCTTCCCGCGTTTAGTGGTGAGGTGATCCGCTACAGCAGGTCTTCTGCGTTGAGCGAGGGTGCAATTGTTCCGGTGGAGTTTCACTACCACGACGGGCCAGTGAAATGGGAAGACCGAGACGGCATTCAGGAGTCGCGGCTTTCTGAGGTTGATTTGGAAGACGAGGCCCAGGCTGTCTGGACTGCGCTGCGGACTGACCTTGCCGACCAACTTCTCGATAACTGCGTATCTCACTGGAAGCAGTTTGGCAATCGGCTGCTTGTAGTTACGGCCGATCAGGCTACGGCCAAGGCGTATCACGGGCGGCTCCGCCGGCAGGGGATCTCTTGCGGGCTGGCTGTCAGTGATGCCGACGACGCGCACGGAGACATCGAGCTGTTTCGCGAGGGCGCATTCCAGAGCCTTGTGACGTGCCAGATGGCATACGAGGGGCTGGACGTGCCGGCAATTACTCACGTGGCCTGCCTGACTCACATACGTTCTTCGCCGTGGATTCTGCAAATGCTGGCCCGGGCATGGCGTTCGATAAATGCAAAGACCAAGTGCTGGGCTTTCGTCCCGAACGATCCGCGAATGAATCGCGTCATCGAGAAGATTCGCCAGGAGCAGGACTCGGTTGTGCCGCTCGCTCGCGACGGCGGCCATGGGGGGAGTGGCCCGGGGACACCAGCGGCATTCGTGCCGATTAGCGGCGAAGTCGTGGCCGTTACGGCCGAGATGCTGGATGGCGGGACAGTTGATGATCCCATCCTGCAGCAGGTCGCCGCCCTGTGCAGGCAGGCCAATCTGCCAGTGGATCACCCGATGGCAGCCCAGTTCATCAGTGCCCTACGCAGCGGCGGTTCGCCGGCTCGCCGAGACATGACGGTCGCCGAAAAGGAGACGCAGTGTCGAGGAGAAATTGCCAAGGCATGCAATCGGGCGGACTTTGCCAAGGGGTCTGATCCAGGAACGCACCAGAAGCGGCTGCACAAGGCCCTCGGTTTCAAAAGCATCACGGTTATGACCCTCCAGGAGCTTCAACATGCCCGCAGCGTCTGTGCGCGTATCTGCTCTTGATGAAGTCGGCGACCGCGATGCTCCTGTCGGCTCTAAGCCGTGGGCGTTGTGGGTCGTCGGCCAGGCCAAGCTGCAGCGAGACGAGCTCGAGCGCGACGCTTCTGCGTTGCGTCGCTTGATCGGCAAGATGCAGAAGCATGAAGCGTGGAAGGCCCTAGGCGTTTCATCGTTTGACATGCTTTGCACCACGCAACTGCGGCTGTCCGCCGATGAGGTGTCGGCGGTGCTCAAGGCTCGCAAGGGTCAAAGCGTTGGGGCAGTCCTGCGAAAGGTCGGCAGGCCGAAGGCAGGCGAACGTAATGATGCCAATGGCAACATATCAAAGGGTGAGAATCACACCGCGTACCTCGCCGCCCGCCTTCGCCGCGACCACCCAGACGCCGACTTTGATGAGTCGGTACGTGGAAGCGTCCGCAAGGCTGCCATCGCCGCTGGCATCGTGAAGGTGCCCAGCGTCATCGACCAACTCCGCAAGCTCTGGGCGAAGGCATCGGAAGCCGACCGCAGTACTTTCATGGACGAGGTGAGCCATGGCAGGTGAATGGATTCCCATCGACTGCAACCTGGGCACGAAGCCCGAGGTGCTGGAGCTGGTGGACGAGACTGGCGTGCCTGTTGAGGTTGCCGTCTATCGTCTCATCCAGTTGTGGTCGTGGGCCGCCATGAACACGGCAGACGGCACGATTCGGGCCACCCCGGCCCGTGTCGCTGCGGTGGCCGGCGGTGACGAGGCTTTTTGGCTCGCTGTTGAGCGAGTCGGCTGGGTGTCGTTTTTGAACGGCACCATCGTCATCGAGGGATGGGAGAAGCGGTTTTCGCAGGGCGCGAAGGCCAGGGCGATGCACGCCAGGCGGCAGGATTCCTACCGGTGGCGCTCGCGTGACGGTGCACCGTCACAGGGTGGTGGCGCTGGCGAGTCACTACAGGAAAGGACAAGACAAGACAGGACAGAAGAGGAGAAAGACATACCGGCTGCGCCGGTTCCGGCGAGCAAACCGAAGCCGGTTCGCTCGCCGGCGAAACCCGCCGTGTCGTGGTCTTCGGAGTCCGGCTGGCAGGGCATCACGGACGCAGACCGCTCGGAGTGGGTCGCCGCGTTCCCCGGTGCCGTGCTGGACCAGGAGCTCGCCAAGGCCACGGCCTGGCTGCGGGCGAACCCGACGAGGGCTGGTCGGCGGAACTGGCGGTCGTTCCTCGTCCGGTGGCTGTCTCGGTGCCAAGACAAGGGCGGCACCCACCGTGAGCCAGGCAGGCGGCCAGACGGGGACGACCCGGCACGCCGCGCCCAGCTGGACCGCAAGGCCCGAGAGTTCGCCGGCATGAAGCCGGCCCCGTACCGGCGACCGGCGGAGGTCGTCGCGCTTGCCGACGTGCTCAGACTCAAGGAGGAGGACAGATGACCGCTCTACGCTGCGAAGACCTACCCGCGACGGCTCGGCAACTCGAGGTGCTGGCGTACATCCGCCGGCACATCGACGAGCTTGGCTACTCCCCGGCTTTGCGTGACATCGTCAGGCACTTCCGCTGGGTGTCGCCGAACACGGCCGCGTGCCACGTCAGTGCCCTCGTCCGCAAGGGATTGCTGCGGCAGACCAGCGGCATCGCTCGTTCCCTCGTTCCCGTGGAGGCAGCCGATGGCTGAGAACAACCCCTACCCGAGACCGTCGCCCGTGATGCTGGCTCGCATGCTGGAGACGCACGCATGGGCTGACCATCTCGACGACGAGACCCGCCGGCTCATCGAGTGGGCACACGAAACGATTGACGACCTGACGCTGCGGCTGGGCAGGCAGGCGGCACAACTAGAACGAGCGGAGGCACGCCGATGACAACGACGCATGTAGCGTGCATCGCAGCAGGAATTTTGGTCCAGGCGGCGACGTTCGCCCTTGGGCTTGTGGTTGGTGTGGCTTTGAGGAAGGAGCCGAACGATGGCAGTCAAGGAAGCGAAGCGTGGTGGCGTCACATTGAACGTCGCCGAGTTGAGGAGTGCATTGCAGGTGGTCGGAAAGGCTGTGTCGGCCCGTGCAGTAAAGCCGGTGCTGAGCAACGTCAGGATCGGTGACGGTCGAGTCTCGGCCACGGACCTTGAGGTGCGCCTCGACGTGGACATCGACTACCACGGCGATGCCATGTTGCTGCCCCACGGCAGGCTGTTGGCGATTTTGAACGCCGCGGGCTGCGATGAGGTCACGTTCACGCCGAAGGGCTCGACGTGCGAGGTGCGGTGCGGTCGGGGCAGTTGGACGCTGCCGACTGAGGATGCAGCGGAGTTCCCGGTGTGGGAACCGGAAGGGCTGAGGGCCAGGACGCAGCACCCGGCTGAGCAGCTGGCCCATGCAATCCGCTCGGTGCTGGTGGCGACCGACAACGAGAGCAGCCGCTACGCCCTGGGTGCGGTGCTGATCGAGGTCGAGGCCGAAGGCCAGGTGTCGTTCGTCGCAACCGACGGGCGGCGGCTGCACCTGGCGGCGATCGAGAATGCGGTGAACTTGGACCCGTCGCAGACGCTGCTGCCGGCTCGGGCGGCGGGCATCCTCTACTCGCTGGCGTCGGCCGGTGGGCAGGAGATGGTCGAGGTCGATGCCAGCGAACGGGAGGTGGTCTGCACCTGCGGCGGCGTCAGGTTGACGGCCAGGCTGGTCGAAGGGCGATTCCCTCGGTGGCGTGACGTGCTGCCGAAGGGCGAGCAACAGCCGACCGTCGTCCTGGCGGCGGATCTGCTGTCGGCCACGACGGCAGCGGCGATCGTGACGAGCGAGCAGTCGAAGGGGGTGCGGTACACGTTCACCAACGAAGGCATCCACATGGTCGCTCGGTCTGCCGAGGCCGGCGAGTCGAGCGTGACGTGCGAGGTTCAGGACGCCGGGCATGAGTGCTCGGTGGTGCTCGACCCGGCCTACGTGCGCGAGTGGCTGCGGTGTCTGCCGTCGGGCGGTGATCCAGTGGTGACCCTCACGGCCAAGGACAAGGGCTCGGCGGTCGTCATGCGGAGCGACGACACCTACACGGGCGTGATCATGCCCCTAGACACGGAGGCCTGAACGTGGCGACTAGACTCGACATCGACGTGCCAGCCCTGTTTCGGCTTTGGAACGACCACAGCCTGACCGTGTCGGAGGTGGCGCGAGACCTCGGCGTCTCGGACCGCCACGTCCGCCGGTTGGCGCGTGACCGCGCCTTGCCAGAGCGGCCATACTGCTGGAGGCATACATCGGCGACTGCCGAGGAGCTCGAGGACGAGGATGGGGCTGAGACGTTGGAGTTGAGCCCCTACGTGAAACGGCGAATCGAGCTGTTGAAGATCGGGCCGTACGCAGAGTGACAGAACAGCGCCCCCGGCGGGCCCAGGCACCGAACCGATAATTCGGCTCGCCGAACCCGCCGGGGTGCGCCAATCGAACGTATGGAAAGAGCGACGAAAAGCGGGGGATAGCGGATATGAGTAGGGGGCGACGTTCAAACGCCAGACAATGTCCCGAGCGGGAACGGCCGGCGCGAAAAGAGGGGACGATGCCGGCGCGGAGTGCCGAAACTTGGAGCGATGATCCCGAGCGGGTATGAGTTGGAGAGTGAGATCGCTTGCGATCAGAGGCACAGTTCGCTGCATCGCTTGGTTCTGTGAGCGTAGAGACATGAACGACAAGCCACGCCGACGCACCGTGATCGCCGCGATCCTCGCCATCCCAGTGATGCCGAAGCCTCGCGTCGTCTGGGTCTACTACTCTGACGGGGGCTGTATGATGCCTTGGCTACCAACTTGGGTGCGATGCAGACTGCTCGGCGACAAGGCCATACGAGATGACGGCAAATACTTTGCCATGGACCATGTACGGAAACACCTTTACTGGATGGACGACGGCCCCAGGGCAAAACTCAACGCGCCGACAGAGCGAGATTCTCGGGGCTGCCCGCCGAAACGGCTTCCGTTTTGAATCGCGTTGACACAGAACGTGCAGCGATGAATGGCTGCGAACACAGGAGCATGACACATGGCAGACGAGAATGAGCAGCCCATTCCATCGCGTGGTTCTCACGGGCAGGCGATCGCGATGGTGATTGACGCGGAAATACGGGCGTTGATGCACGGCGCAATCAGCCTCCGGCTCCACGCCGCCGACCGATCGCGCGGAAAACAAGAACTAACCGACACGGCAGAGATGTCTGGCTTGCTTGAGATGGCAAATGTACTAGACGACATGCGTGCGGAACGCGAAACAAAAGTTTTGCAGTGGAAGTCGCGGTGAGAACCACATTTATACGGCCCCGTATAACGCACCCCCTGCCGTATATCACGCCGCCGGATCGACGCCAGGCTGCGACGTGACGGCGGACGCCGGCGTTATGCGGTTCTGTATAAGCCGCATTCCTTG